CGGGCTTAACCTTGGATAGGTATTCTTTTAGTTCTGGTATTAGTGCCATTAATAATACCCGCCTCTACGTTGTTTAAAGTAGATCGTTTCTTCCGGTTCATCACTTGGCAGACGAATAAACCCGCCCTGCCTAAACCGCATAAGCGCCATCACCGTTGAGTCCACTAAGTCATCATGACTCATAAAAGGGAATCCGGCAATCTCTTCTACCACTTCTTCTGCCCATCTAGTAGGAGGTATCCAGCAAATGCCCGATGCCACAATGTCTGCAACAGAGTTAAGTCGCGCTAACTTATCACCCGATCCTCTATGCGGAGTATACTCTGATACGGGCAATCCCATTCGTCGCATCTCTTGATACAACGCAGTACCCGCACTTTTCTTCTCCACAATAAACGCGTCAGGTTCCCATTCAGCATACTCTTCCATTGCTAGTGTTTTCAACTCAGGAAACTCCATACGCTTTTTTATACTGTTTAACAATATAATATTGTACGCATTTGTATCTTCGTTGAAGAAAACGCCCCAAGTAGTAAGTGCTGTATAGTCAGCACGATTGTGTGTTTCTGCTGCGGCGTCCAAAGACATTATAAGGTATTCAGACGACGGGGGGTTATCTTGTTCCCACAAGTTCCACCAATCCCGCTTAACTATCGACGCTTCTTCAGCCGTAGGATTCTGTTGGTACTGCGCATTCCACTGGAACGTAGGCATTGACGCCTTAGTACGTAACAGTGCCTCTAAGTCAAAGAACTCAGGCCACAGTGGTTTCTCCACGTAGCGTTTTGTTTTCTTGTTTTGTATTTCTAGTATAGCAGGAAACTCGACAATCTCGTATTGGTCAGAGCGATTGTCCTTTGCCATGTCGTTTGTAACACGCCCAGTCAAATCGTCCATATGCCATCTAGTTTGGATGATAGCTACGCTACCTCCGGGCATTAGACGAGTACGCGCACCAAACGTAAACCACTCATAGGCTTTAGCAAACACTTCAAAGTTTCCATTGATAACGTCTTGCTCAGAATGTGGATCGTCAATGAGCAAGAGGTCAGCGCCCCGACCAGCCAGAGCAGAACCAATACCACACGCATAGTATTCTCCTCCGACGTTAGTGTTCCATCTGCCTGCTGACTTACTATCCTGTGCTAGTTTTACCGTAGGAAATATCGAACGGTAAGCATCTGTTGCTATCAAGTTACGTACTTTACGCCCAAAATCCACGGCTAAATCAGTTGTGTGAGAGACCATCATGACTTTTTTGTCTGGGTTTCTACCTAAATACCACGCTGGATAGAAGATAGAAACAAGTTGAGATTTGCCATGTCTGGGGGGTATATTCACACAAACACGGTCCTTTTCCCCCTTCTCAATACCCATTAACATGTCAGCAAGTATGCGATGGTGCTTACCAACGATAAACTCGGGCATCATGCGCTTACAGAAGTATATCAGGTCGTCGTATGCGGCTTGGTTTTGCTGGCGATTGCCTAATTCCCCTGCCATTTTGTCTATTTCAGCTATCTCGTCTAGCGAAAAGATGTCTAAATTGTCCAACAGACGCTGAATATCGTCTTCAGAGAAGTCTAACTCTGCTGCCAAGGCTTCACTCATCGTCATATGACTCTTTTTGCCCCAACCACCCTGCGTGTAGGGGTTTTTTATGGGGGTCTACAGGTTCTTCCTCCGGTTCTTCGGAGGTAATTCCCAGTTCTGCGTCCACATCTACAGCATCAGGATCAGGGGCTACAAACTCTGCTTCGATTATGTTTTCGTCGGGATTTACCAGCTTTGACAGCTTACTGCGTAGGCTTTCACGTAGTTCATCAGTAGTTCTGTGGGTAATTGTGACTTCGGTCTTGTCTGTAAACAGCCCAACGTCCGAAATCTTACCCAAAAGCTCCAATGCTCGAATACGAATACGGGGGTCTGGGTTCTCAGTCTCTTCAATTAGCTTGTTTGTAACCAAATGACGGACTTGTACTGCGCTTTCAACGACAGAATACCCAAATTGGGTAAGAATATTGTGGGTCATTATCAATGCGGCAGGTGGTAATGCCGCTGCTCGCTTCGTCGAAACCTTCTTAGAAGTCTTTTCGGGGTTGTCAGCGTAAGCCAAAACTATTTTTGCTGCAATTTCTTCATCTTCACTAGTAGATTCCACGTCTAGCCCATGCTCTTTCATCATAGAAGCAGTATTACACGCGGCTTCTGCGCGTGCACGCAAATCCATATATGGAATTTCATCCGAGTATGGTACACCAATCTCTGGTTCAAGCATTAAAGGCATACTGTTTCCGCAGGTTATTAACCGTTCATGTCGAGTTATACACAATAAGTTGTTTTTGTGCAAGGAGGTTGGGACTCCTAGTGGGGGGTGTTCCATATATAAGGGGGGTGGGGGTACCGAACTCAGAAAAAACACAATCATTCACGCAAACTAGTAATATATAGAAGAGAGGGAGTCCCAAGCTATGAAGTGGTCTATAGGGGGCGGGTGGGGTCTGATCTGTGCTGTTTTGTTAGTGCGGCACTAACATTGCCTATCGGATTATGTGTAAACTTGTCATTCTGTCCATTTATCTATTGATTTGTTAACGTGCGTTTGGCATAGTGTAACCGCCATCAAGGGAAACCTGATGGCATAACTTAACTGTCAATCATAGGAGAATGACAAATGAGAGTTTTAGATAAGAAAACAAAGGCACTAATCGCGAAGGCCGTAGATCTACGCACCAAGAGCGACGATGCAACAAAGTCGGCGGTCGATCTACTGATTGCTGACGGGTTCAAGCTGCCGAGTGACTATATCAGTCCTCTGTCTGAAGGTTCTACTGTCACGAAGGAAGAATGGGCGAACTTAAAGGCAGCTATTGTGCTGGGATTCAGCAAGCGCAATCAGGCATTATTAGCTGCACCGATTAAATCTTTGTCTGAGATCCAGAAAGCGACAAGGCGATACTGGGGACAGCAAATTAATGCCCGAATTGGAGATCTCAAGAAGCAGGTCACCAAGCGTCAAGATGGATCAGATGGTGCTGGATCACGTAACCGCTCGCCGGATCAACGTATCCGCGATAACCTGAACGATGTTATCAAGGTATGCCAATCAGCAGAGGAACCGACATTCAACATATCTGACATGATCGGCAAAGTCAAAGAAGCACTAGCGATTCTCAAGTGAGACGTTCAATTGAGATAGGAGCTGGCTTAACAGCCAGCTCCGTAATTGGAGCCTTGTTCGCCTTCCTAATCATTAACTTGTTATTAGGTTGCGAATCATGGGATCAATCATATTGGACCGAATACAATTCGTGCCTAACACCCACGATGATTTGGAATTCAATTGTTAACTAGGAAGAAACAAAATGAATAACTACAAATCAACATATGAGAATGAAGTCGCAAGTGTAGAGATAAGCGGTCGCAGATTACTTCCACTGAGAAATGGCAAAAGACAACATGTGGTTGAAATCGATGTATTTGATGCTGAAGGTGAGTGTATTAGCCAATTGACCCTAGTTGGTGGCATTAATGGCGACAAGATCGAGATCGAGGTAGGTTCCGACCACCATGGGAATCTCCTCTACCTTTAAGAATCAAACCCCGCCCCGGCGGGGTTTTTTTATGCCTGCGTTTTGCGCAGTCGATACCAGTTCCTTCTGTCGCGCCGAGCATCTGTGTGTGCAGGTCATCACATGATTGCGTATAGCGAAGCCTCCGGCCTTTGTTAGTGTCACACTAACACACGATACCAGTTCCTTCTGTCGCGCCGAGCCTTTGTTCGCACTAATGTTCGTAATGTTCGGCTAATGTTCGTTTTATTTAGTTATCAACCGTACATTTGCGTTTGGTGACAACCAGTGGCAATTACCGCCATGCATTAGCATAACCTGCCTATCAGCTTTTATAGTTTATTTAGTTTTCTTACTATATATATATATTATTCGTTTTAAAGAAAGTTATATACAATAGGTAAAGTTAGTGTGGCACTAACAGTATTCGTTTCTGTACGTTCTCGTCCACCCCCCTCCGAGCTAGTTCTCATTTCTCAAAATAGCGAATATTAGAACATTGTATGTATATCAATGACTTGCTTCCGAACATTGTAAGAACTTTACACTAAACAACAGAACTTTACACTTCTACACACGTCCTGACATCATTTGACATGTCTCGCTATTTGTGAGATAATAGGTATGTTGGTGAGAGGTTTAATGGTTCCCCCTCTTCATCAACAACCTAAACTAAATGTCACACAGGAGAACGACATGTCACATGAAACAAATGTTAGTGCCGCACTAACAAACGAACCTGCGGTTATAGCACCATCCATTGGCTCTTCATCTATGTTGGTAGAGTTAAGCATCAGCACATGGACTGGACGCAAGCTAGACAAGCGTGCATCAAAAGATGTTACCCTAACCAATCATGCCGATGCAGGTATTGCAAACGTCCACAAGAAGTTACTGGGCAATTGCGATGAACTTACAGCGGTACAGAAATTTACCGCTAATGTTCGTAACCTACATTACAGCATGACAATGCCATGGTCTGATACTGGCCTTCGATTACTACCGACTGCTCAGTATTTCAAATACCACCAAGCCATGACTGAAGTTCAGAACGAGTACAGTCGAATGGTTCAGACGTTCATCGACACGTACGACTGGGCGATCAGTCAGTCACAGGCACGGCTCGGTAATTTGTTTTCACACGATGACTACCCATCGGCGGAAAGCATAGCGATGAAGTTTAACTTTCGCTTCTCATATATACCGCTACCAGATGCAGGTGATTTCAGGGTGGACATTGGCAACGAGGGTAATGAGTTAGTACGTGAGCATTACCAGACCTACTACTCCGAGCAATTAACCAACGCCATGAATGATGTATGGCAACGAGCGTTCAAAGCATTGACCAAGATGTCAGAGCGTCTCGATTATGCCGATCACGAACAGAAGAAAGTGTTTCGTGACACGCTAGTATCCAACGTGGTCGATCTTGTCGAACTACTGGATGTGTGTAACGTAACAGGTGACAGTCAGATGTCAGCGATGCGTATGAAACTGGACGATGCCTTACGTGGTATCACACCAGACGCACTACGTGAGGATGGCTACCTTCGCGCAGAAACTAAACGCGCTGTCGATGATGTCATCAAAGCACTTCCATCAATTGACCTTTAAGTTAGTGCCGCACTAACAAATCAACAGGAGAAATATCATGAACTCAGCAATTGACATGTACGCACTTGGCTTAGACCAAATCGCAACAGCAATACTAAACGGTGGTAACAAGCGCACCATCCTTATCCAAGGGCACATGGGTACAGGTAAGTCATCA